TAAATCTTCACAATTATCTGTAATAAATACACGACGTACATATAATTTAATATTTCCTTCTTTTTTTGATTTTGATTCATATAAGTCAAAAGGAGCACGTTTTGGAATAAATAAAAGACCTGTAAATTCGAGTTGACCTTCTACTGAAAAATGTTTTACAGCAAGATGTTCTTCCCAATCATTACTTAATGATTTATAAAATGAACCATATTCTTCGCTTGTAATTTCATCTGGTTTTTTTGACCAAATAGGTTTTTGTTTATTTAATAGTTCAAATTCTTTAACTACTTGTGTTACTGTTTTTTTGGGTTTGCTTTCTTTTGTTTCTTCTTTTGTTTCTTCTACTTCTTCAATCTTGGGTTCATCTTCAGTGTCTTTTGTTTCGTCTTCTTCTTTATCTTCTTCTTTTTCATCTTCTTCATCTTCTTCATCTTCTTCATCTTCTTCTTCATCTTTTGTTACTGTTTTTTCTACACAAAGACTAATTGGATAATTAATAAACTCAGAATGTTTTTTAATTAAATCTTTAATACGTTGTTCCTCTAAATATTCAAGTTGATCCTCTTTTAAATAACATGTAATTTTTGTACCACGTCCAAGTTTATCTTCACTAGTATCTTTTGTTACAGTAAATGAACCACCAGCATTAGATTCCCACACATACTGCTCATCATCATTATTTTTAGACGTAACAACAACTTTATCAGCTACTAAATATGCCGAATAAAACCCAACACCAAACTGTCCAATCATATTAATATCACCCTGTGTTTTCATGGCCTCCATAAATCCTTTTGTTCCCGATTGAGCAATTGTTCCAAGATTTGTAATCATGTCCGATTTAGTCATACCAATCCCTGTGTCTAAAATCGTTAGTGTATTATTTACTTTGTCTGGAATAATTTTAATAGCTAGGTCACTGCAAGTGTCTAATACACTGCTATCTTTTAGAGAATGATGCCTAATTTTATCTAACGCATCTGATGAATTAGAAATTAACTCACGAAGAAAAATGTCTTTATTAGAATAAAATGTATTAATAATAAGTGACATTAGCTGATTAATTTCAGCCTGAAAAGCAAATGTTTCTACTTGTGTGTCCATTATATATATTATTTATATACATAATGGTTTTAAATAGTTTAAATAATATATTTATTTTATATACAATAAATATATTTATTTTATATACAATAATTATTCATCTTCTTTACGTTCTTTAAAATAATTTAAAATTTCATCTTTAAATTCTTGAGAAAAAGAATTTGTCGGTATTATGATTCCAGAAGAATCATATGTTATATGGGTTAGAGGACTGAACTTATAGTTCATTAAAATTTTCCACCGCTCTGTATATTTACGATTTATTTTAGATCCATGATAATAATGTCTTATAATTCCTGGAGTATATCCTAATCTTAATTTTGATGCTAATTTTTGATATTCTAACATGCTATTGTTATAATCTTTGTTATAGTTTATATTATTTATTGAACTACATTTATTAATTAAAGACATAGCAATTATACTGTCGCCTGACCCCAAAATTCCTTTGTCATATAGTCCGTTTATTTTTTCATATGCTTTTCTTGTTATTGCCCACGCATAACCAGGGTGCCAATAATCTGTACCTTTTGTTGTATATATTTTTTGTTTTTCAAAACAAAAACCAAAACTATTAAATATATTTAAATTATTTTTATATTGATCCATGTCAATACAATGACTAAATAGTTGAACTATGTCTTTGTAACCATTTAATATTTTTAATGTGTCTAATGCCCAAGAAGAACTGTCAAATTCTACATCAGCATCTATCCAAGCAAAAGCTTTATAATCTTTAGGTAATAAATATTTTACTCCTAAATTTATCATATTTTCTTTATGCCATAATGGAACTTGTGTTCTTAATTGTAAATGATGCTTATTATTTTTATTAGTAATTATAAATTTTTGGTTTCCATATACCAGTTCCACTATAAATAAATTTACATTTTCTTCTTCTTCTTCTATTCGCTTAACAAATTCTTTTAATAATATATATCTTTTTGCATACAAGCATGGATTTGATATAACAATAATAACATTTAATTTTTCTTCTATTGGATTATTATTGGCAATTGCCATTTTTGTAGAATTTATTGTATAATCAATATTGTCAATTTCTATATTATTAATAATTGTCATTATATATAATTAATGCCTTGAATATTTATATATATTTAAATAAATCTTATATATTTAAATAAATCTTATATATTTAAATAAATCTTATATATTTAAAAAATTTGTATTTATAAAAATTACATAAAATTTGTTGAATATTCTAATGTTTTACTTTTTGAACCGCAGGGTATATTTTCTTCTACTAATGTATAACATTTTGTTTTTTCTGTATCACTCGCAAATATTTTATCTCGTAACTCATTGTGTTTTGGACCAATAAATTTATAACAATCTCTTGAATTACATACTTGTCTAAATATTGTCGATAAACCTAATCCTAATAACACAGATAATATAATTTTTCCTATATTTGTATGTAATAAATTCTTTAACATATTCTTAATCATATTTATTGTATTATATATTGATTATATATATAATATAATAAAAATTAATTAGTCTCATATATATTAAATTATACAGGTAAAAGTTTTATTTTATTTTTGTCACTAGGACATTTGACATCTTTTATTTTATAACCATAACAATTTTCTGCCTCATCTTTATATTCTATTTTATCTATATTATGTGGTGTTGGATTAACTTCTACTTTTCTATTATAGTCAAAATTATAAATATAAATTAATCCTAGTAAAAATGTTATTAAAAATATAGTAACATTTATATATTTGGTTGCGCTAATAAATTTTTGCTGTATATTTGTAAAAAATTTGCTCATTTAAGTTTATATACTTAATATAACATTATACTTTTTATTATACATAATAAAAATTTTTTGTGATTTAATTTAGTGATTTAATTTTTAGTATTTAATTCTATTATTAAATCTTCTAAATTATAACTATTTTGATAAAATATAAATTGATCGAGTTCATTTTTTTCTATATAAGATGATTTGTATTTTAATTTCATTAATTCATCGCCAATTGGTGAAAGTTTACTATTATGTATTTCAACAGCACTTTTTAAATAAGTTATTTCTCCTGAGGATTTAAACAATTCTAAAGCATCGCTGTATTGTTTCTTATTAATTTCAAAATCTATTATTTTTTCTTGAATCAATAGTTTTAATTCTTCATTATTTGTTATTGAATTAAATAAATTTACTAAATTATTATAACTTTCTTGACTATTATTTAATTGCTGTTTTAAAGTTTCAAATAACTCTACTGCTTTTTCTTCTTCAATATAATTAAAAAGGAAATCTAATTTTGTAGTTATTATATTTTTTTTATATTTTTCTAAATTCTTATGTGTTGTCAATAATTTTTCAGAAATTTGCGCAAATTTTTTTCGTTCTATTGATAAATCTAATTTACAGGGACTAAATGTATTACCACAAGTTGCGCGCAATAATTCGGGTGTTTCTGTAAAAATTGTTCCACCATCTTGTTTACAATTTATACATTTTGGCTTATATTTTGCTAATATTTGTTTTTTTTGGTCATAATCTTTACCATAATCACCAATTAATTCAGTTATTTTTTTTTGCTTTATTGACATATATTTGTTTTTTAATTTATAATATTCTTCTAATTCTTCATAATAATTGGTTAATGGAATTGATGTCATTAATAAACTTATATTTTAATAATATTTAAAATTTTAAAGTATAAATTTAAAGTATAAATTTAAAGTATAAATTCAAAGTATAAATTTAAGAAAAATATATAGTTTTATGTAATAAATTTGCTTCAACGTGATTACTGTAATCTGGTAAATTTGTTATCATATTGTTTTTTATTTTTTGTTGATTGTCAATATTTTGACGATTATAATATATTAATTTAGACATAATATAGTCTTTATCTTTCATACTTTTTTCATAATATTCCATACTTGATTTATTACCTTTATGTCGCATAAATAATATAGATGTTAAAACTAGTACAAATAATATTAACATAGAAGCATTAAAAAAAGTGTTATAATTTTTTTGTTTATAATTATGACACCCTTTTAATACTTCTTTGAAAAAATATTTAACTCCATTGTCTACTAATTTTGGTTTTTCAGATATAGATATGTCATTTGTTCTATTTAAACTTGACGAATTATTTAATTTAAAATTAGTATAATCTAATATATTGAAGTTCATTATTATAATAATATAAGTCGTGTTTTATAATTTTCATATTTTACTAAATTTAATAAAAATCTCTCTATTTTTAATACAATATTAATATTAAAATAATTTATATTTATAATAATATGGCAGAATCTGACCTACCCAGTCCAAGTAGTACTATAATTTATTTTATGCTTACAACACTTTGCTTTGCTTTTTTTACTATATATAGTATTTTACAAACACAAGATAAAGAGAAAGTGGCAAATGCTTTAGATAATAATGTTATCAATTCTATATATATATTATTGCTAGTAGTTGGTTCTTATTTTATTAATGCCACTATTTCAAAAGCAATGTGTAGTCAATCTATTCAATGGAGTTATGTTTTAATGATTACTTTATTACCTTGGATAATTATATTTGTTTCATTATACTTTATTTTAAAATTATTTCCTGGATGGATAAGTCCTTTTTCTAATACTGTTGGTTATATTATTATTGGAACTTTAGGAGTTGAAAAAATTTATGATACTATATTTAAAACTGGTAGCGAGGCTGCTGGAAATCCCGAACTTGTTAGAGCAATTGCTAATATGAATAGTAATAGAACAAAATTTATTAACCAAATAAGCACTAATATAAAAGATTTTGATGAATTTTTTGAAAGTATGAAAGAGGCAGTTAAATCTGAAACTCATGACTATGATATAAATTTACTTAAATTATATCAATTATTGGTTATAAAACAAGTAATAGGTAAAATAGTATGGTATGTATTAGCTGGAATATTAATTAGTTCAGTTAGTTATAATTTAGTAATAAGCATGGCTTGTGAAAAATCATTAGAAGAAATAAAGAGCGATTTTGAAACTGCTAGACTAAAATCTGAAGAGGCAAATAGAAATAGTATATAATTGTTTATTTAAAATACAAATCTTTTAAAATTTATATAGCATAATATTGTTAAATATGAAAATATTGCTAAAATAATTACTGCTAACCATAAAGGCATTATTGTTTTATTTTTATAACCTATACCAAATTCACGTGGTTTTCCGTTTTTATCAAATATTATATTTGGTTTAGTTACCATTATTATGGCAAATAATAATAAAAATACAATTATAGATACTAAATTTATATTTGTTACAACAAACTGTCTTAACATATTTAATATTATATTATATTTATAATATTAAATATTGCACTTATTATAATTAATCTTTATTAATTTTTCTTATTAAATATACTATTTTTGTCAAGTTAAAAAACTGATTTTTCACTAACTAGTTCTTGAGCTAAAATCCCAATAAAGGCAATCATTGCTAATCGCCCATTATTTAATTCTTTATTTAAAAGGTCATTGCTGATTTTATCCATATTATAGTTTCCTAAATTTCCTGGTTGATAATCGTCTTTTAGCATAAACGTAGTTTTACTAGTTAAAAATGGATTTTTCCATCCTTTTTTCATTCTAAAAATATCATATAGTGTCATTGTTACCCAAAATGGTGCTTGACGTGCCATATCCATTGACGATAAATAATTAATTCCTAATGTAGAACTATCCTCATCAACATGTTCTAGTAATAATATAATACTTGTTGCTAACATTGCTGTTCTGCCATGCTGAAGTTCTGCTTCTCTTACAAATTTTTGCCGATTTGTGCTCTTGTTTTTTAAAATATTTAGTGGATCAAAATTTGGAAATGGTTTTGTAGATCCAGCATACTTAAAGTTAGAAAGTTTTACTGAAGGAAGAATATTATAAGCATTCACACTATGTGTATATACAATTAGCATCATAAATAAATAAAACATACTATTATTATGTTATAAATTTTATTCTTTAAATTATTTTTATTAATATTATTAAGTACAAAAGTTTTATTGTGACTTGATTTAATATTTGTTTACTAAATTATTCCTAAACATATTTCACAAGTAATACTTTATGAAATTGTTTTTATAGCTGTGCTTTAATTTCTTCGCTTAGCATGTCGTGTTTTTCTTTTTCTACCTTCTGCTAGTGCATGTCTTTGTGTTTGTCTTCTTACAAACCCGTGTTGTCTATATGGTAATAATGGAACCGTTATACGAGCATGTAATGGGACATTCAATGCTCCTATAATTGAATCACTTACTTCTATTAACTCAGCAATTTCTTGTTCATTTGATGGTGGAAAGTGATTAGTTAATAAATTTCTTAATAAGTTTATTTGTTCATAAAGATTAGGTAGACGTAAGACACCTGCTACAGTTCTATCAGGTATTGTTCTTAATATATCATCTTTTATAGCACTTACTGTAGTTGGATCTGGATTTGTTCTTCTTAAAACAATTACAAATCTTATTAAATTATTATAAAAATTGGGAACACGTGTTTCAAAATCATTTTTATTTACCATAGTTTGTACCATAGTTCGTCTACTTTTCTGGATTCTGGATGCTCCATATTCTCTTAATATCATATTTGTTACATCTCGTTGTGTGCCGTTAAACATACTTGCCATATGAACTTTTCTTTCTATAAATCTATTTCCTGCTTTGTTGTTTCTTTTTACTGTTTTACGCAATGTTTTACGCAATGTTTTACGCATTTTATATTATATATAAATATATAGATAATATTAAATTATAGGAATGATTAAATCATAGAATAATGTTTTAATGTTGAACTAATTACATTAAATACATTTTCTACATTTACACTATTTCCCAATTGTTTATAACTTTTTTTATCATCAATTGCTAATTTGAAGTCCTCTGGAAATGATTGAAGTCGCGCACACTCGCGTGGTGTTATATAACGTTTTTCTTTTCCATAAATAGGAATTTGCGATATTGCTACTAATGTTGGAAAATACTTACATTTTTTTACCCTTATTCCAGATTGACGAATCTGGATGAAATGATTAAAGATGCTATCATTTTTTGTAACAGGTCCTGCTTGCCATTCTAATTTTCCAAATATTTCACGTTGTTTTAATAATGCTTTGTGTTTTGTATACCAAGTATCTAAAATTCCATAATATTTTTGTACCAATGGGCGATTTTTCTTAATATAGTCACGTTTCCATGCTGGAAATAAATTTAACTGCTCTTCACTATAATTAATAAAAGCATCATTAATCATTAGTGTAGGAGAGAGTTTTTCCCCTACTTCCATTTGTTTAATAATTTCATCCCATGCTTCTAATGTTTCTAAAATATTAGAATTAATATAATATTTCGAAGGTACATTGTCACTGTTTATAAATTTATTAAAATCAATAGTCTTTGGATCAATAGTGGGGTTTAGAATAATAGTGGGATTTAGATTTTGAATAATTGATGCTTGAAATGTTTTTAGTACACATACAAAATAAACACGCTCTCTTTGTTGGGGAATTCCATAATTATGGGGCGATAATTGGAAAAGTGTTAAATTATAACCAATTGAATCTATTTTTTCTTTAATATAGTTAATTACTTCGCCACCACTTACTTTTAAAATATGCTTTACATTTTCTAAAAACATAAACTTTGGTTTTTTTTCTTTGGCAATTCTAATTATTTCATCAAATAATAAACCTCTTGAATCTTCAAAACATTTTTTCTTACCGCCATTGCTAAATGCTTGACATGGAAATCCGGCAGTTAATATATCAAAATCGGGAAGTTCACTTGGGTTAATTTTTTTTACGTCCTCTACAGGTTTTATTCCATAATTGTCCAAATATACTTCGCGACAATCTTTATTAATATCACATGCTAAAATACATTTTGCGCCTAACTTTTTTAATGCTTGATGAAATCCACCTATTCCACAAAATAAATCAATAAAAGTTAGTGGGTTTTTTAATGATGTAAATTCCATTTATAATATTTTATAAATTATTATTAAACTATTTATTAATAATAATTTAATACTTTTTAAATTTAATACTTTTTTAAGTTTAATACTTTTTAAATTTAATACTTTTTAAGTTTAATTTTTATTTTTGGCAGTAAATTTGTTGTTTTATTCTCTATTAATCATAATCTTCATTTGGACCATTTGCATAATCTCCATCATTATCATAATTAAAATCATCATCGTCTGGTATGTTATCCATACTATATTCTTCAGCATCTATTGCTTCATCATTTAATGTTTGCTCGTCCAATGCTAGATCATACAACTCTTTGTTCATTGCTGTTACATTATTGTTTTGCTGTAATTTTTTCTCTTTTATTGCTTGTTTTTCCAACGCTTCTCGTTCTTCGTCATAATTTTCTTTAACATATTGTGTTATTCCTTTTTGCATACCTTTATTCCATTTTTCTAACTTATTATTTTTCAAAATATTTTCAATTTCGCGTTCTTCATCAGAGAGATTTTTAAGAAAATCGGTAATTAAATCTTTTTCCTTTTCTTTTGCCATATTTATTTTGTCTTTTACTTTTGTATAGCCATTATTTATTAAATTATAATGATTATTCATTGTGCTAGAAAATTCGAGTATATAATTTACACCATTTTTAATAAATTCATCTCTATCATAATCATTTATTTGTAAATTTTGTAGTTCTAATAAGAACTCTGTGTCTTCGCTAATAGTTAGCAACTCATTGTATAAAGTATAAAATATATAATTGTAAAACAATATTACTACTTTTTCATCAAATATACTATTAATTTTTACTGTTTTAGATGAAGAATACTCGCTCACCAAAAATTTATTATATAAAAATACTTGCATTAATTCAATTAATATTTTACATTTTTTAGAAATTAATTTTAATGCCAATATTAATTCAGGTCGCGCATTGAAATTATTAATATTGTTATAATATTTTTGCATTATGTTATAAATATCTTTATTATGAATATCCGATAATTTCCAATGTTTTGGAATTGCTCCATAGTTTACATTTTTATTTAACATAATAGATGGAAAAATATATAAGAAATTCATAATATAATTTTGATAAAATTTAATGTTTTCTACATCAATAGTCAGTTCTAAATTTTGAGAGAATTTAGCAAAATCGCTCTTACTTATAGTAGATTGCTTATTTATTGTTTGTAATATATTTTGCTTCAATGTTACTAGCGATTTTCCCAAGTAATTTTTGAAATTACGAAGTTCAATATTTTCACTACTTACAATAGAAAAATCATCCAATAAACTTTCCAATTTGTTTATAAGTTCGTCATCTAATTTATAATAACTGTTTTGCATATATGCGTCTATTAATACACGCATTAGTTCAATATTATTTATAATAGGATAATTTGTTGCTATGTGTATTATGTTTTTCTTACTTATAATATGTATTAGTTCTACAAAAGAGGAAAAATTATAAACTTTGCCTTCGCTTTTGAGAGAAGCTATTATTTCTTTTAATTGTTTAGTATTATCAAATTCAAGCGGTTTGTCTAAGCATAATCCTTTTAATTCTTCATCAATAGGTAATAAATTAGCAAAATTACAAAAATATATAAATGCTTTATAAACCAACTCTTCGCTAAAACTTAGTGTTTGTGAAATTATTTTTTGCTTAGTGTTTTCCTGATTATATAACTGGGGTGCATAAGTCAATAAATCAATGCTACTCAATATATTACTATAAAATTTAACAGCTTTATTATCTGATAATATTGAATTATCTTCGCTTATAAAATAAGCAATAGTATTTTTGCTTGAATTACAGCACGCATTTTCTAAGAATGGATTATCATTTGAGTTTTTCAATAGTGGAGTATTTTTTTTAACAACATTTTGTATCTTTTCTATAATATAATAACTAGAAAAGATTGCCTTTGATTCTATCATTTCTTTAATGTTATTTTTTTCTCCACGAGAGAATGTTTCAAATAATGTATTTTTAAATCCATCATCAATCGCACTTATATTTTCAGACGAAATTTTAATATCATATAATGGAGGGGTAAATGTATGCCAATTATTTATAGATAAATATTCTGGTATTGCGTCGATTGTTAAATCTTCAGATAATAAATATTCGCGCTTTTTATTTAAATGAAGTGTTAATTCTTTATTTGCGCTAATATATCTCTCTATAAGCGCCTCCATTTTTTTAATAATAGTAGACTCAGACATTTTTAATATACTATTCCACGGTTGAATTGAACTCTTTATTTTATTTGCTATACAAGCAATGTAGGCAAGAGTTGTTTTATCCTCTTCGCCATCTAATGGATAACCTTTAAATGATTTAATACATCCTGGAAATGTTTTTTTGGATTTTAAAGATGGAATATTAATTTGAATAGCATATACTATGAACGTTAGTGTTAATAATAATAATGATGAATTATATGTGTCTTCATAAGTCGGCATTGCTTTTACTTTTCCTTCTTTTTTTGTAGATTTTAAAACAATTTCATCATATTGTTTCTTTGTTGGAATACTCGAATTTTGAATAGTTAATACATTATTTATAATTAATTCGTGATTATGTGATATGTTAATACCAATCATTAAACTCATTGCTTTTACTATGTTTAATATTATTTGAGTATTTGGATTCAATGATTTGGTTTTATTTAATTCTGTAACTTGTGCGCTAGGAATAATAGTATAGTCATTCTCTACAACAGCACTTGTTTGTAATTTATATCCTTTTTCATCATAACCTTCATCAGTGCTAAACTCAATTGACTTAATAATATAACCACTATATTTATCAACCCAACTATTATTGTCATCGCTCAATGTACCTTGTTCTGCGCATATATAATCTAATTCTTTCGCAAAGTCCAGTTTATTAATAAAAGCATTTGCCAATTTCAATAAAAATAATGGCATTAGTGGTTGTCCTGTTTTAATACAATATAACCAATACGGAATCTCATCTTTAATTGCTTGTCGTGTAAAATTTATACAGAATTTTTTTATTGTAGAATATTTAAACGCAATGTCCTTCATTTTTAATATTCCATCTCTCAACTTTACATATGGAGACACTATTTTATTTTCTTCACTAGCATCAGCATCTTCTAAACTTAATAAATAAGTATTATTGGTTTCTTTTCGCTTTTTATTTAATATATTAAGTGCTTGAATTCTTGCTTTAGAATTTTCGTAATTTGTATTGATTTTACCTTTAATATCTTCAATGCTTAAATCATATTTACTTTCAAAATTTTTCAAGATTTCATCTACTTCTTTATTTACATTTGCCTTTTTAGCATCAGCAAGTGTTACACATTTATCATCTTTTGAAATACATTCTTTATTTGAATCGCAAAAAATTTGATTAGACTCAATATAAAAGTTGTCTTCAAATTTAGGATCTATTGTCCATACATCATTAGTTCTTACATACACATAATTTTTATTACTTCCTTTATCAACTAAAATCGCATAATCGCCATCGCTAATTTCTCTTTTTTCATCTACTATTGCTTTTGCCTCTCTAAATGCTCGCGGTTTAGTTAAATTCATAACACTCATTAATTTATTGGCTAAAAAATCAATGAATTGCTTTGTGTCCATAGTTGCGCGTTCTGTTTTATATTCATTTAATATGCTGTAAAAAGTATTATCATATATTGAATCAAAATATATTAGTTTGTTATTGTCATTTTCCAGTGATTGTAATGAAGTATATTTTTTAGATAATACATATTTTTCGCAAGTATTTTGCATACTATCTAGTTCGCCTCGTAATATATCTTTTGATGTTACTGGTTTTTCTGTTGACGATGCTTCTTTTTCTTTTTCTTTTTCTTTTTCTTTGGTTTTTGTTACTTCTTTTTCTTTTTCATATGCTTTTATAAAATTTTCAAGCAAATTACCTACTATTAAATCCATAATATTTTTATTAATACTTTGCATGAAAAATTCCGCACTATCTATTTTGATTAAATAACTATATAACTCTTCGTTGTTATTTAATTGTTCTTCACTAATTTTGTAAAAATTAAATAATTCGTCTTTTAATTCTTTTGTTAAAAGACTAAACGAATAATTTATATTTGCTCCGCGCTCACTATTTTGCGCAGCCTCTTTAATAGTTCTTATAAAATTTGAGAAATTAGATTCCTCATATTTATAGTTTTTCTTATATAAATCAATATTTGAATTAATTATTTTTTTTATATTTTTGTAATCTGTTACATGTAAATTATACAAATCTATATTTAATGCTTGTAAATCATATACAAATTCAATTAAATTATATTTGCGATTTTCTAATGAATTGGTTTTATATGTGCCAATGTATTCTTTAATAAAAGAACTATTTGTAGGTATAAAAGATTCAAGTAAATAATTCATTTTTTCCAAATAAGGAACATCTATTGACTCGTCAATATTAAAATTATTAATAACTTTTAATAAACTATTATTATGAATATTTGTGTGATTATTTATAAAATTGTCCTTGTTAGAATTTTCCAAAACATATTTATTATAAAGCGTATTTTTATTTAATAGTTTATGATAATTTATAAAATTAAGATTCAAGTTTGCCCTATCACATATATTTGTATAAGGACTATTTATTTTAGAAAAATTAAATAATGGCAAAGGCAGCGTAATGAAACCTATTATATTTACAAAATCATTTGGAATTAATTTAGTTGTTTTATTGAATTTTTTATTATTCACGTAATATGTTTCTAACATATTTAAGCCTTCGCTGTATACATCAATTACAAAGCGACTTTTAGACAACTCTCCTTTAGTTATGCTATAATTATAAAAATCATCTACTATTGAGTTTACCATTTCTATTTGTGTATTTACATTAATATTTTGCTCACTATAATTAGAATAATTATCCAATAATTGAATCAAAGATTTAATGTGTTCTTTATAAGTATTTATTTTTTCTTTTGAACTATTATTTGCCCACTTTAATGATATAGTATTTAATGTTTCTATAAATTCACCTAAATGTTGATAATTGTATGCATCATTATCTTCTAAATACTCTGTATCATTATTTTCACTTATTATTAAATTGCGAACATTTGATAATACAGGTAATATGTAATACAATTTTTTATTTAAATTAAACAATTGTTCTTTTAAATGTTTATAATGTTCACCACGATCTTCTATTAATGATGGATTGTTATTTGCATCAAAATAAGAATATATGCTTCGCAATTGGGTATAATAATTTATTTCACTGTGAATTTGATTAACCACTTCTTCTGTACGTTGTTCTGGCAAATAAGCGTTTAATAACTTATCTAAATAATCATTTGTTTGTTTATCTAAACTATAGCGTTGTTCTCCTTCTGACACATTTATTTCGTGTTCTAAATCATCTAATTCTACTCCTAATTCAATATTATCTATTATTATAGTTTCTAAGTCAGATTTACTGTCATATACTTTTAAATCATAGTCTAATTCTTCTTCATTATCTTGATTTAAATATGTTTCTTCTGTGTCATCTAGTGATAATCCCGAATTTAATTTCTCTTCTTGTGAAACAAGTAATTTTGTTTCATCTATTTTATCGCGAACTACTATTTTTTCAATATTTAAATGTTCTGGAATACCAGAGTAAGCAAAATCAATATACAATAAGTCTTTTTCTGGTAATGTAGTGATTTCTATCATATCATTTTCTATATTAGTAATAATACCATTTAGCACTTTGGGTATTGGTTCTCCAAAATAAATAGAAATATATTTTTTCATTTCTAAATTATTTTGAACAACAAAACTTGGATTTTTATGCCTGCTTAATAATAATATATTTGCTATTGATTCTTCTTCTAATTTTCCTGTTTGAGTTATATTTAATGTAATTATTTTTTCAGCATTTATTAATACTATTTTTTCTTTACTAATAAATTTAATAAAATATATTTTATCATGTAATGAAATATTAGTAGGGGCATCTAATTGAATAATATCTCCTAGTTGAAGTTTAATATTACTTGTTATAAGTGGTTCTTGTTTCTCTTGCTCATCTCCCTTTTCTTCTTCTTGTTCCTCTTCTTGCTCCTCTTTTTGTTCCTCTTTTTGTTCCTCTTTTTGTTCCTCTTGAACCTCTTCTTTCTCTCCCAAATCTTTTACTTCTTCCAATTTACTCATAACAATATTATATTTATATTAGAAATTAAAATAATTCTAATATTATTTCCAGTTAAATAATATTAAAATAAAATATATGATTAGTAAATATTTATGACTTGTAAATATTTATGACTTGTAAATATTTATGATTAGTAAATATTTATGATTAGTAAATATTTATGATTAGTAAATATTTATGACGTTTAAATATAATAATTAAAAGATTTAAAGATTATGTGTGATGTAATATTATTATCTTAGATTAATTTCTATGGTAACTATTACAAATTCAATTAGTCTTAATGTTACACATGTATTAAATAATGAAGACAATAATTTTAATATTAAAAAATATACTTTCAATAACAATGAATATAAGATTATTAGATATATTAAGGATAAATTTAAAGCTATTAATTTTTACAATGAACATGAAAAATATTTAGAGGTTTCTAAATATCGTTCCGTTATTATTAGAAATAACAAAGTTGTGTGTTTTGCTCCAGAAAAATCATTAGATTATTCTCTTTTTGTAGATAAATATAGTACAGAATATAGTTGGTTGGAAGATTTTATTGATGGAACAATGATCAATGTGTTTTATGATAATATTAAAGAAACTTGGGAAATTGCTACACGTTCAAGTGTTGGAGCAAATATTGTCTTCTTTAATGATGTTAAAAATTACAAATATTTTGATAACAACAATTATTTTAAAGATTATTATAATCTTACATTTCGCTCTATGTTTTTTGAAGCATGTACTAGTTGTAATTTGGATCTTAACTGTTTAGACAAAAAATATGTTTATAGCTTTGTATTACAACACCCATTTAATCGCATTGTTACTCCTATTATTACACCTGTTATTTATCTTGTTAAAGTATATGAAATTATTCATCCTATTAATAATGTGTTAAGCAGTGATAATTTAAACCATGTTGTTATTAATGAAATTGATATTCAATCATTAGTAAATGCTCCGCCGTATATATTTATTAATAGCACTATTAAATTTGTGAATAAGTATCCAGTGACAAATTTTCAAGAAATTAAAGATTATTATTCATCTGGTAATGCTGGATATAATTGTGTTGGGTGCTTTTTATATAGCAAAGATGGAACACGTAGCAAAATTAGAAATGCGAGTTATGAGGAAGTACGAAAACTTAGAGGCAACCAACCTAAACTCCAATTTAATTATTTAACTTTAAAGCAACAAAACAAAGTAGGAGAATTTTTACAATACTATCCAGAACATACTGTAATCTTTAATAAATTTAAATTGATAGTGTATCATTATACTAATAATTTATTTATGAATTATATTAGTTGTTTTGTTCGTAAAGAAAAACCATTAAAAGAATATGAATTTGAATACAAAACACATATGTATAAATTACACGAAAAATATAAGACTGAACTAAAACCAAACCAAAAATCTATTGATAAAAAATTTGTAATTGATTATGTAAATGCGCTACATCCGGCACAACAAATGTTTTTAATTAATTATAAGAGTCCTCAAGTCAAAGGAAGTTACGCAATGAATTATGATACCAGTATTACTAGTGCTAATAGTTGTCCAACAAGTGTTATTAGTGAAACTTCTAAAGAAGAAAAAGAAGAAAAAGAAGAAATGGATTGCTCTATTTGAATAACAAATAATTATTTATAATAACTATTTTAAAAACAAAATATTTATTATATACATTATGGGAAATATATGTGATATATTTTCTTTTAACAAAGAATGTAACAAAGAATGTAATAAAGATAAAAAAAATAATAATACAAATCATGTTCCGTTTTTAGATATTTCTAATATTTATTATGATGAGCATGCTGAACCCCCGTCTTATAGTCAACTACGTAATGCTAAAAATAATGAATATATGGCGTATTGTGATTAAAGTCTATAATAACAATTAATGTGCGAATTATTTGGAAGTAAAATATTCTTTAATAGAATTAATTAGCAAAATAGAACTATTAATACATTCTTCAAGATTTAACAAAATATCATCTTTTGTAGTTTGATTTTTGTAAGACAATTTAATAATACTAAAATTATCATGAGGATGCTTCTTTAAGAAACTTACATAATTTAAACTTTTCGAATTAATGAAATATTTATCATAAAAATTGAATTCAATAATTTTGCCAATAGTGTAATCCTCATTTTCTAACCTAATACTATATGAATTTTCCATAGTATCTTCAATTTCTTGGATAAAATCCATATTTTCTTTAATTAATTTTAAAGAATTAAATAATTTTTTAATTAGTAAATTTGTGGCAATTTCAACCAGTTTAAAATTATCATAAATACCAATTGTTTCGACAATATAATCAAAACTATCTGCCTCATAAATGCGTTTAGCATCTAAAATCATCCAATCTTTTTTCATAGTTTCAATTTCTTCTTTTCCATACTTTAATTTTAACTCGGCTTCTTTTGACTCCCAAGCATCTTTAATTTTTACTTGGTCCAAAGTATTTCCATAACTACATGTGCTTACTACATTAAACATTCCATCATTTTTAGCGTTACTAATAGTAAATTTAGCTTCTAAATGTAATTGTTCTTTATCCATATTTGAATCAATTTTAGGTCTTAGACGAAGCAAATCAACATAATCACCAGTAATTAAATCAGGAGGAAAAATCTTTTGTACTTCTCCGCGAGTTAAATATTTACCTGTTTTAATATTTTTAATTTGAAAATCTTCACTAGTAATATAAATAATAACATTAGAATCATTGCCTTTATTTACTTCTAAAACATATTCGTCATATGGAAAATCTTGTAAAGCATCAATATGAATAGGAATACAACTTAAACGTTGTTTAATTAATTCATTATTTAAACGAGATTTATTAGTAAAAATTTTCACATTGTTTTTCTCATATGGATAACTTTCTATAGCAATAACTGGAATTTCTGATAAAATTACTCTACGTAATCCATTAGCATAACTAACATTTAAATTGCTTAAAGTGAAACTTAATGTTCCATTTTGTTCTTGAACATTTGAAATTTTTGCTTTAGTAGACATTTATAATTATATAAATATAAATACATCTTATATTTTTTTCAATTTTTATTTTAATTGTTTTAATTGTTTTAATTAATTGTTTTAATTGTTTTAATTAATTAAAATAATTAGTTTAATTATATATTAAAAATTATTATTAAAAATTAATAATATAACTTTTTTAGATGAGCTGTATATTATATTACAGCAATTTTTGTGAAAATTGTAAAAAGTTGTTAATGGTATTATCTAAATCAGGAATCAAAAATAATATTCATTATATTTGTATAGATAAGCGAATTCAAAAAAATAACTCAACTTATGTAATACTAGAAAACAATCAAGAAATATTATTACCAAATACTATTAATGCTGTTCCAGCGCTAATGTTAATTAATGATAATTATAAAGTTTTGTATGGCGATAATATTACCAATTATTTAAAACCTATTGAGCAAGTTGTTGTTCAAAAAGCAACAAATTTTAATGGGGAACCATCAGCATTTAGATTTGATGGTATGTCTAGTGGAGTAGTATCTGATAATTTTAGTTTTTTAGACCAAAATAGCGATGATCTATCAGCAAAAGGAAGCGGTGGTTTAAGACAATTATATAGTTATGCTACAATTGATTATACTGATAAAATAGAAACACCACCTGATGATTATATTCCAGATAAAGTAGGAGATGTAAATATTAAAAATTTAGAGCAACAAAGAAATGTAATGACTGGTTAAATGTAATGACTGGTTAAATGTAATGACTGGTTAAATGTAATGACTGGTTAAATGTAATGACTGGTTAAATGTAATGACTTGATAAATACTATGACTCGTAAAAAATATAATAAAATTATATTATAATTTATAATAATTTTATTATTTAAAGTGATAATATTATTTTTAGTATTAATGACTAGTGTTAATAATAGTGAATTATTGATAGATACTAATAAGGCTATTACACTGATTAATTTTTACAAAATATTTAAAGATTTAATAATGGATCTCAATAATAGTTTTAAAGATAAATTAGGATTAACTATTCAAAATAACAAAGATTATCAAAATATTATAAATTATTGTTTACCAAACTATAAAGATAATATGAATGCTGATGAATATATTAATTCATTAGAATTAACTTCATTAAGTAGTGAATTTATGGAATCTATTAATAATGTATACGAATATTGTAAACGTACATTTGCTGTAAGAAGTATTGATATTTTATATCAAAATGAGGATATTTTTCTAAATAAACCAAATGTTAAAGTTAATGATGAAAATCCACAAACTATTAATACAATGTTTTTACCAGATATCGAATTTTCGGAATTATACTATGACGATACAAGCGATAAAACAAAACAAACATTATGGAAATATTTACAATTAATATTATTTAATATTATTACTTCAATTGATGACATTTCATTTTTTGGTGATTCGCTAGAATTACTTAAAATTATTGATGGTGACAAATTTTCATCTAAAATACAAAGTACTATTGAAGAACTATCAAAAATATTCTCATTTAAAGAAAAAGGAGACACAAATACTGAAACAAATGATACTGCTACTAGTGATACTACTAGTGATACTACTAGTGATGATGTAAATAATAAACCTGATTTTGCTAAAATGTTTGATGCATCTAATAATCCATTTAATATGTTTAATGATATGTTTAATGATGCTAATGAAAATAACGAGTCGCCAGGAAATAATAATGATTATAATATTCCAGATAAAGAGGAACTATTTTCACACATTAATAAATTAATTAATGGTAAAATAGGTTCATTGGCCAAAGAAATTGCCGAAGAAACAACTAAAGATATGGACTTAGATACAGAAAATATAACAGATGTAAATGATGTGTTAAAAGGATTTATGAAAAATCCTACAAAACTATTAGGTCTTATTAGTAAAATAAGCAATAAAATAAATAGCAAAATGAAAGATGGTTCATTAAAAGAGAGTGAACTCTTAGAAGAAGCAACAAATATTTTTAAGAATATGAAAAATATGCCCGGAATGGGAAATTTTAGTGATATTTTCAAATCCATGAATTTAGACCAATTTATGCCTAAAGGAGGTAAAATTAATCCAACAGCATTCCAAAATATGATGGAACAAAACGTTAAAATGTCTAAAATGAAAGAACGAATGAAGAAAAAAGCAGAAACTAAAGCCGATGTACAAAAAACAAATGTAAGTTATGGAGAAAATTATGATTCTAATAAATCCAAAACATCTGCTTCATCTGATAATATTAAGTTAAATGATTTGACTTCTAATCTCTCATCGTTAATGGAAGAAATGAAAAATAACACTAGTTTTATTGATGATATAATTAAACAACAAGGACAAAGAGAGAGTAATACAAATTCTATGTGTAGCGATGAAAATTCAAAGCGCAAATCTAACAATAAACGAAAAGTAAATAAGAAAAATAAATAGCAAAATAATTTATTTTAATTCATTAGTATTATTTAGAAGAATTTAAAAAGAACAAGTCTATTATAAAAGCAAAATTTATATTTTTGTATATATTTAATAATTATTTTTATACAAAATAATTACTAAAATTTATTATTAAGTTAATATAATATAATATAATAAATTATGCCTAATACTAATGAATCTTATATAGGAAAAAATGTTGGTCAATTAACAGATATAAATAATTCTAATGAATCTAATATTATTACAAATAATATTAAATTAGATACTACAAAAAATCAAACCAGTAAAAATAATGAAACTACTGAAAATGATGAAAATGATGAAAATGATGAAAGCGCGGCTAATACATTTTGGTTAAATAATCCTACTATATTGTTTGATAAAAATGCTATTACAGAATTATGGCCTGTTGAAACTATGACACGAGAACAAAAAATAAATGCCATAACAAGATTAGTTATTTTATTAACATTAGTAGGATTTCTATTTTTAAATAATATAAAAATTTTGATAACTGGAATAATTGCTATACTAATCTTACTATTTACATATTATATATTAAATAAAAATGCTAATTTAAATAAATTAACAGAAACATTTAGCAACGAAGAAATATATGAAAAAGTTAAACATAATTTTACAAATCCAACTTCAACAAATCCAATAATGAACATATTATTGCCTGAAATACAAGACAATCCAAACAGACTTGAAGCTGCCCCATCATATAATAATGCTGTTAAAAAAAGTATTAATGAAGAAACAAAAGATTTTATAGCCAATAATTTTGAAAATAATGAAAATATTAAAAATAATTTATTTAATAATGAAGTAGATAATTTTGAATTTGAGCAATCAATGAGGCAATTTTATACTACAGCAAATAGTCGAGTTCCTAACAATCAAGCCGAGTTTGCAAGATTTTGTTATGGAAATATGGCTTCATGTAAAGATGGGGATGTAGAAATGTGCTTAAAAAACACAATAAGAAATATATAAATATAATTTTAAATAAACATATGAAAATATTTTACTATATTTATTAATATAATTAATATAGCAAAAAAATAATATATTAAATTATTATAAATGACTTCAACTATTGCTTATCCATATATTTTTGATTCAATGTCAAGAATAGGCAATGATTCTCCAGCAATTGATCAACGTAATATTCAAAATGTAAATAATGCCAACTATAATTTAGAAAACTATTATCCTACTTGTCCGATTACAAAAGCCCAAGATTTTGCTTTAACACAACCATATATTTTTTATAAAGGTTCTCATGAAGGAGGTATTAAAGGTTGTGAAATTGAAGCAAACAATGATTTAAAATATACTCATATTACACGTCCAGCATGTAAACTAACATTAGTAACTAGACCATTTTTAACTGTTCCTTATTTAGGAAAAGGTTTAGGAGATTGTGATATGGAATTTCAATTAAAAACAGGACAATTTGACTTAAATAAAAAAACAGTTAATAATACTATGGAACAATCTTTTTCTGAATATAAAAATTATCCATTAATTGATACTATCAAAGAATCAGTTACAAATAGTGCTTATATTATTGAGGATGATGCCATGAAAGGTTGGCAACGCGGAGGCATGAGTGCGCGCGAATTTGCTCGAAGCCAAGACAATAAACAATAAACAATAAACAATAAACAATAAATAATAAACAATAAACAATAAATATATATTTATTAATAAATTAAATATAAATTGATTATTTTATATATTTAATGTCATTAAATAATAATTCTTTAAATGCGTATTATAATAATATAGAAAACATTAACTATAACAGTGAATTTTTATGTACTTATAAAAGTTTAGATTTAGATGAAGAATATTATAAAACTTTATGCTATCAAATACAAATGCTACAAGCATTAAATATTGATAAGTATGATGAAGATATTGTTCCTAGTCATATTGAAAAAATTTATTATTTTTTACAAAATTATTACGAAATTAATATTATTTTATTAGCATTAAAAGAAAAATACCAAAGCACAAGTATTTCTTTTTTTATAGAAAATAATAATTCAGCACTATTTCAACTTTTATTTAGCTATGATTATTTTGATATTTTTCATAAATGCCTATGCCAATATTTGAGAGATAAAAAACTTGAAAAGGAACTCGATGCTAATAAAATGTATTTTAATGAATTAAAAAAACTAGTAATAGAATAAAGTATTATTTAAGGGTTTTTTGTATCTTTTATTGATACATTTTATTAATAGCACTAACTAATATTATACTAATTAATTATTTATTATGTATTATCATAATAAATAGTTATTAACTTTTTTAATGGGTTTTTTATATACCATTATATATCATTACCCCTGGTATATAAAATCTCCCCTGTAAAATATTATTCTTTAATATAACTACTTGTACATAATTTTTTTATTATTTTATCATCATTATGTTGTTTATTATTTGCTATTGCTACTAATGTATGTGTATAATAATTTTGTTTATTTTCGTTATTTTGAAAATCAGGATTTTCTTTTGTCCATTTACTTAGTGCATAAAATTGCTTGGTTGATACATCTTTTATAACCCTTTTGATTTTTTCTTTATTTATATCTTTTTCCCAGTTATCATCATCCTTAATATATAATGATTCGCGCTTTATATCTGTACAATGAATTGGTCGTTGATAGAGTCCTAATTTGTTCATATTTTCTATAATTACATTACTTAATCCATTTACTAATCCATTATGTTTTGTATAATCTAATTGTTGTAAACTAACTTCTATTGATTTAATGAAATCACTCATGTTTATAGCATCTTTGCACTTTTCATTTAAAAAAACTTGAATATTAAATTTTTGATTTGTTGTTGTAATATTATTTCCCACTTTTGGAATTAATTCTTTTATTGTATCAGTCAATTCTTTAATTTGATTTTGCTGTTGTTTTACCACTTCTAATATTAATTCTTTTGATAACATTAATTGATAATTCAGATTAGCGTTATTTTCATGATCCACACATTTCTTTTTATGCCTATATAACCCAGAACTATATTTATAGGTTTTATTACAATTTACACACGTGTAATTCATTTGGGGTTTTTTGGGGTTTTTTTTTGTATCATTTGTATCATTTACTCTTTTTATGTGCTTTTGGGTTGATAAATGTCTAACATAATCTTTTTTATTAGACGTTATAAAGTCACAATACACGCAACAAAAATTTTGGGGTTTTTGGGGTAAAATTTGTGTATCCATTGTATATCATTATAGGATATATTAAAAAACCCCTAAATATTTTTTTATTAAAATATATTTTTTATAAAAAATTATGCTCTGCGTTTTTTATCGCAAAAAAAGGGTGTTTAAACCTTAAAGGTCTAAATGTGTTTTTTCAAAAACATAAATTTAATATTTTATAAAAGGCCAAATATATATAAAATTGGACATTTATAAATGTCCTTTTTTCAAAAAAATTCTGAAATTTATTTTCCCAAAATTTGCACATTTTAATAGTTTTAATAATGCTTATAAATAAAAATTTATATTATTTATATTTTAAACCATAAGTGTATTACAAAGAACAGAACCCACTTTATCTCGTAATTTTCAAAACTGCAAATATGTTATTACGGAAATTATTATTTCAAATTATAAAAATTTAAAATAATAATTTAGATTATATAATAATATGACTTCAACAAGAAATAAAAATACTCAATTGAATTACAATTTAGAAAAATTGAACACAGAAAAATTACTACGTGAAAATTTATATTCGCACTCATCATCTGGAAGACCAATTAGCGAATGTATTCCTTCGCTAGGATATATGCCAAGTCATATATCTAGAGAAGCACTTGCTCATAATTCTATAGACATAGAATCACAATTAAGAGGTATTGGTTCAACTAATTTAGAAACTCCTTGCGAACCTATTATTCCAAGCATCATAAATCTAGAATTTAAAGATTTTTTTGATAGACAACAAACTATAATAATGCCTTATCCTATGGTCTATGAAAATAATCAAAGACCAATATTATCATAAAAAATATTTTATAATAAATATTTTATAATAAATATTTTATAATAAATATAAATACTATTATCGTAAATAATTTCCCTTACCTTTATTAAATAATACAAAAGGAGTTTGCTTAATTACAGTATTATTAGTACATGGTATATTAATTATTGGTCGAGTTGTAGATTGTATTTTTGTAATACAATCTTGTGATAATTTATTTCGAACATTAGATTTGACTATATTAGCAAAATTTTGTTTCTTTAGTGAATTTGATGAGTAAATTCTATTATTTTTAACCGAATCATGTTTTATCGCATTTTGTTTAACCGCGATTTTATCGCAATTAGATGTAATACAAGTATCTTCTATTTGAAATTGATTAATAAATCCTCTTCCATTTATAAAATTAGGATCATATGGTTCAATAGATAATAATTTTGGAATATTATTTAACCCAATAATACCTTGTATCATTTTTCTTGATAAATTACTACCATTTTGTGATGGAACAAAAGCAGCATTTGTTGTGGATGTGCGTGCTCCACTTCCACGATATTGTTCAATTGCTTTTGATAATGTATCAATTTCGCCATCTCTTTTAATTTCTATATTATTATTAGGATATCTAAATTGCGGATCTGGGTCATTAATAGGATCATGATAAATATAAATACAATCTACATTCGTAAAATCACTTGACCCAGAAGTTTTAACCAAATGACCAATTGTTAAACTATAAAAATTCAATAAATTATAATCAGATTGATAACTTTCTATAGCAAAATTATTTGTTAATCTTAAAGAGGTTAATTTTAATAATATATCTAGATTATTACTAATATAAAAATATTGGTTATAATTATATCTTAAATCATAAGAATCATTAGAATCTAGTGCTAATAAATTTTTTTCTAAAAATTCTTTATTTTTAAGTTTAATGTTAGATGCTTTTATAATATTCTTTAATTGTACATATATTGCCAAATTTACTTGTTCATAACTTATAGAATATATGTTATTTGTAATATTATTTAAAAATGCTAAGTTATTAAAACTATTTGTAAAATAATTATTGCTTGAAGCATCAAAATATTTATATAAATTTATATCTACAAATCGAGATTTACTAACTAGACTAGTATTATATAATATACTATTTAATTTTATTGTATTATTAATATTATAACTGTTATTAACATTATTATTAGTATAATTTAATGGAATATCTAGTAAATACTTATTATTAAGATTTGGTATAAGAGTTGGAAATTTTGAATTTATAATGTCTGTATTTATATTTTTTTTAAATGTAATTAATGATGTATTGCTAGAAAAATGTGAATGGCGATATATATCATGTTGTGTAATTCCTGTTACCTGATTACCTAGTCCTAACAAAATAAGATTTGAAAAATCTTTGTTTAAAGTTGTAGTTGAATTATTATAAGTTATATTTTGAGTGTATAAATTACTATTTTTGTCTAATACTTTTACATTATTAAGATATATATTCTTTAAACCAAAAATAATTTTGCTATGTTTTTTCATGTTTTGCAATATCTGAAAGTTATTAGTTTTAATAAGAAAAGTTCTAATAACATTAGTTTTAATACTATTAATAATAGTATTATTATTAAATGAATAACTTAAAGAAAAATCATAGTAATTGTCATGTCTATAATCTAATGTTAGTTTATTATAACACCATATATTACGATATATAGAATAGTCAATATTTTTTTCTAATATATATAAATCAGTGTTAAAACTTGTAAAACTGTTATTATTATCGATTAATAATCTGCTAAAATTATTTGGATTAAAGTTTATAATACTAGAACTATCTATTGTTGTATTTATAAAATTAAAATTATTACAAATATCTTTAATACTATAACTTATACTATTATAACATATATCTTTTCTATCTTCTGTTAATAAATCATTATTGCTTATTTCTTTTGTATATTTATATACATAATCACGAATATTTATTTTATAAATATCGTACTTACTTAAATAATAATTTAAATGATATATATATCGATTATAAGAAGCATTAAGACTAGTACTTAAAGAATTATGTATATTATAAAATGAATCATTTTCAAATAATGTATTATTTAAATTATTAAATAAATAATTATATAAATTATCACTTGTGTTTAAATTTTTTACAAATAATATTTTACCATTAGGATTATTAGATGAATCAAAAATAAATTTCATATTATTTTTTATATTATTTTGAGTAATTAAACAACAAGAAGTAGAACTAGCAATAGTACCATTTGTTGCTATACTATTTATTTTTCCACTCAAAATTATTCTATTTTTATAATTATTAAAGTTATTATTTTGTGTAGTTAAAATTGTTTGCCAACTAATATCGGTTCTATTATTAATACTTAAATCCATGATTTTTTCTTTTATGTATAAAAGATTTCCAACATTAGATGAATCAATAATATTTTTTGTTAAAATAATATAATTATTTTTGGTATTGGGAATATTACTATTCATAGTTATAATATATATATTTATAACTATGAATATTTAAATTATTAGTTATTACAAAAAATCATATTGTAATATGAAATTATAAAAATAAAACTATATGTTTTATGTTACTACATCTGTATCATTAAAATACCATTGTGTGGCCAAATATTGGGCTTTTGATGATTTTTCAATATTGCTATTTTTCTTAACTGTAAGATTTGGACCTTTAGTATTTAGCGAGTCAATTTCTAAAGTTCCTACAGCATAATTATAATATTTTAAATCCGATAAATTACCGGCAAATCCACCATTATAATTTACATATAAATTATCATAATTTTGTTTAACAATATTAGATAATTTATGGCGCTTTGTTAAGCTACCATTTATATATATATCGCATATATTTTGTGATGTTACTCGTATAATAACACCCACCCATTTCTTTATAGGTATTGCGTCTACATATATATCATCATAATATGCCTTTTTAGTACTTTCATTATTATGAAATACATTTAATCTTACTAACATTCCTAAAACAGGAAAGTTATTTATTAAATTATCACTTAAATTTTTCTTTCCATTGTATAAATATACACCAGGAGCATTATTTGGTCCAAATAAACCACTGCCTCCTTCACCTGTTGAACTTGGTGGCGAACCTTTGTTGAAAACATGCTTGTAATCAATATTTTCATTATAATTTATATTATTAACATATATCCAAAATGAGTATGTAAATTCAACCCCACCATATTGATTTACACTTCTTAAAATAGGAACAGATGTTTTTTGTCCTAGGTTTTGACTAATAGTTAGTGCCTCTGTAGCATCTTTCATTCCACTTATTAAATATGGTGATTCTGCTGGAGATGTGAAATAATATACAACTTTACTTCCAACATAAAATAATATTGAGAAAAATATCAATACTCCTAATAGGAAAGTTACTCTAGCAATCATTGTATTTGATGATAAAAATCCACTAAAATCTCCTAGTTTTTTTTGTGTTTCAAATGGTATCATTGTTTTAAAATATTTATTAATATTATCAAATATTCCTCCGTTAGAATTCATATTATTTATATATTAATAATATAAATAATATAATATATTTTATTATATTTAAATTTGAATACTTCCTTTTTCCTTGTTATATTCTAAAAAGCTTACTTTTAAGCTATATTTATTAAATAGTGAACTGGCCAAAGATGCATTTATTCCTTCTTTGTAATAATTATAAGCATCTTGTGGATTACAAGATTCACCAACATAGCGAATACGAGTTATAAAACCCTCAAAACTAATATTATCAGGATTATTAGGAGACATATTTCCTAAATATATACTTTTTAAGGTTACTGAATCATAATAATTTTTGTATAATCCATGCATAATAAATGAATTTCTTAATTTACCATCTAAATATACATCCATTGTTCTATTATCAACACTTATTGTTAAATTATTCCATTTTTGAACTGATATATTGGGTATTTTATATCTGGTATAAATTGTTTGATCGGGTTGAGTAGTTGTACCTGCTCTATCTTGGAAACATTCTATATCTATGAATAGATTATTTTCATATTTGTCTAATGCTATGTTAATATTTTTAGGAAATGTTGTTCCAGCAGGTGATGTTGCTTGTACATGTTTTGTGCTAATACCAGAAAGAGTTGTTTTTAATTCAGATACTGTTCCGGAAGATGGACTATTGGCCATAAACAAGATATTTTTTTCTTGTGAAATATTATTTCCCCAATTATCTATGTAAAACCAAACACTCAATGTAAAATTAGATGAAGTAGTTTCAGGTATATCTTTCGCAGCTATTACATTAGTGCTAGAAGTTGTTGCTGTTGTTTCGGAAGCATTTGTTGGTGCTTTTGATGCTTCGCACATTTTGTCATAAATTATGTCTGTTTTGAAAAATATATTGTTCAATCCCCATAATAATACTAAAGCAAGAATTACTAAAATAATTATATTTATAGGACTCATTATAAAATATTAATATATAAAAATATTATAATGTTTTAAAATTGCTTAATAATTTTGTATTTTCTGTATTTTCTGTAATTTTCTGTATTTTTCTGTAATTTTCTAAATTATATTATTATTTTTTTGTTAAACTATATAAAAATTGTATAGAATCAGGAGTTTTTATTTTATCAAAATAAAATATCTCTTTAATACTTCCATATATACCATCATCTTCACCAATAGTTACATTATCTCCTACAAAGTAAGGTGTAACATTGTTTTTAGAACCTACTAATTTACCATCAATAAAAACATCTATAATGTTATTTTCATAATTAATAACAAAATATATCCATTTTTGATGTTTTACACTAGTCATTTCATATATAGTATCTAATTGATCTGCTTTATTATTTATTGTTCTAGATTTTATAATAATTTTTCTAGAGTTTCCATTATAATATATAACTGGTTTAAATCCATAATTAAATAATTCTGTATCTTTTGTATAAGCAATAGAGGTATTAGTCGGTTGTGGATTTATATAAATGTAAAAACTTATGCTATAAGTATAATTATAAGGAAATTTTCTATGGACTTTTGAAGAATCATAATATTTTGTTCCTATATTATATTGACCAGCCAAATCATTTTTAAGTAATTTGAAATCAAATCCTTTAGTATTATCAGAAATATTATTCTTAGTATTATAATATTCATTTCTTACAACAGTTTCATTAGAACTATTTTCAATAGAACTATTTTCACTAGAATTAGTATTAAAGCGTGTACCTAGGTTTGTATTAAAAATTGAAAGCATAGTATTTAAATTATTTGATAATGGAGGTTTATCTTCAACATTAGAATTCTTACTAAAGTTTGGAATAGCAAGGTTATCAGTAATATTTTTGTCTAAATTTTGATATTTTCCTAAAGTTTTCTTTTCATTTAAATAAAAAGGGCCTTCTCCAGCTAAAAGATTATTTTTATTATGTTTTGCTAAATATGTAAATAATACAGGTAACAAAAATATTAATGTTATTAAAATTAGTAATATGAAAAATAATAAATAAATAGAAGATGGTGTTAATTTTATATCGTTATTTATTTCATCTACTAATATAACTAGCAAACAAGGAATAAAAAATATAATATTTTTTATTATGTATAATAAATTTGGAAAAAATTCTGTAGGCATTTTTTCTTCACTTGACACCTCATTTGAATTCGTATGTTTAATAGAAAATATTTTTGCTATTACTGCGAAAATAACAATAATTATTAATACTCCTAATATATTTTGCGTAACATTGAAAACATTATTATTTGTTTTGTGCAAATACAAAATAAAATTAATTGTTAATAATGGAAATAATATTACTAAAAATAATATTCCAACATACTTATACAAAGTAATAAAAGAAGCATCGGGTTTTAAACTGTTATAACCATTATTATGTTTATGAACATAAAATAGAAAAGTATATATGCTAAATGCTACTAAAAATAACCACATAAATATTTCATATTTAGTATTTTTTATTTTAAAAATATTTTGTTTCTCATTTAAATAATAAAATAATCCCAATATTGTCACTAATATAGCTATTATGTAAGAATAATAATATTTCTCTGTACTAATATCAGGCATTGGTGGTAAATATTTCTTTAAATTTAAATACATTTCATTATCTGTGTATTCTTTAAAAAATTTCTTTGCCTTAGCAAACATAAATAATATATTACATTAGCATTATATTATTTATAAACTCAATATTTGTAAACTCAATATTTGTAAACTCAATATTTGTAAACTCAATATTTATTTATAAATTTTCAAAAGCAGTTTTTTTACCATGACAATCTCTACATAGTGCTTCTAAATTATCAATATTGTTTGAACCTCCATATTCTAATTTTTTTACATGGTCTACTTCAAACCACGCTGGTAATTGTTTTTGACAATGTTTACAATGCCAATTTTGTGAAGCAGCCACGTATTTTTTTTTTGTTTCACTAACACTTCTTTTTGTTGATATATTTCCAGAAGATAATATTTTTTGTTGTTGTTTGGATAAATTGTTATGATTATTATTTATAGAAGTGAATAAGTTTTGTGTTTGTTGAAGATTAGCAGGACTGGAAAAATTAAAATTATTATTCATTTCATTTGTTATTGATTTAGATGTTAAATCAATAATAGGACTTATAAAACTTGCGGTATTCCTGTCAATTGGTAAATATTTTATATAACTGTTAGCATGAGTTACAATTTCTTTATAGTTACTCGGGTTTTTTTTTATAAATAAATAGACACATAAACCTATAAAAGCAAATAATGCCATTTTGTAATATTTTTGATATTGTTTAAGTTTATTGAGTAATTTACCTTCAAAATATGTATTTGCTAATACAAAAACAGTTATTAAAAAAATAATTAATTCTAGTTTCATAATATTAATATTTTATATATAAATATATTATTACTAGAATAAATACAATTATTAAAGCACCAAAAATATATTTTTCTTTATTTTTGCGTTCATCATTTTTTTTTATTTCTTTTAATTTGTAATGTTCATAATATTTATTTAAAGCATCATAATATGTTATTTCAGGTTTACCTAAATAAATATTTATTTTGTTATGTATAAAATGGACCCATTTTGAAAAGGATTCTCTTGAATCTAAATATGGTGTTACAGGATATGCGTCTAAAAATTTACTAAAAACACCGCCTATATCAGAAACTGGTAAAAAAAGAGGTAAATTTGTTATAAAGTCATAATATTTTTTCTTTGTACATTCATTTATATGTAATGGATAAGATAAAGCAATTGTATACAATACAAACCAATAATGTGGACCCCATATAATAGGATTAAATATATGATTTTCGTTATACATATTAAACTTTTATTATATTAAAATTTCTTATATTTATTTTAATAAATGAGTTTTAGTAAATTAATAAATTATATAAAAACATTATTGTTAGTTATAATAACTGATAATATGAATATTAAAAAACAATACTTTTGTAATAACTGTGGAAAACTAGGACATTTATTTCATCAATGTAAAGTACCTATTACTAGTATAGGTATTATTCCTATTAGAATTGTTAAAAAATATAATGCTTCTCTAAATAAATATGAAAATTCTATTGAACTATTAATTATAAAACGTAAAGACACATTATCATTTGTAGATTTTATGCGTGGAAAATATTCTATTGAAGATAAAAACTATATAAAAAATTTATTAAATAATATGACCTTTAATGAGAGAAATTATATATTAAATAATGATTTTGATACAATATGGCAATATTTGTGGAATTATAATACAAATAATTCTTATAAAAATGAAGAAAAAACTTCCAAAATTAAATTTACAAATTTGAAACAAGGTTATTCTAATATTTTGGAAAGTTATGATTTAAAATCTTTAATTGACTTATGTGATAAAAATTATGAAGAACCAGAATGGGGATTTCCAAAAGGACGACGAAACTATCAAGAAAAAGATATTATATGTGGACTAAGAGAATTTGAAGAAGAAACAGGTTATCAAAAAAATGATATTATACTAATTAATAATATTGTCCCATATGAAGAAATTTTTAGTGGGTCTAATTATAAATCATATAAGCATAAATATTTTGTTGGTATTATTGTTGATAATAATCAACCAAAAAATGATTATCAAATATATGAAATTACTGAAATAAAATGGATACCAATAGACGATGTTAATAATTATATTAGAGAATATAATTATGAAAAGAAAAAAATTATAAATTATTTAAATAAATTATTAAAAAGTTATATACTATATATTTAATATATAGTAATGAGCGCTATTATTAAAAATGAATTAAATGAAGGAGACATAGTAAATATTCCAATGTCTTTTAAAGACGAAACAAATGAAGGTATTGAAAGTATTGAAAGTATTGAAAGTATGGAAGAAGAAGAAGAAGAACCAGAAAATGAAGAACCAGAAAGCGAACAAGAAAGTGAAGAACCAGATAGTGAAGAAGAAAGTGAAGAACAAGAAGATGAAGATGAAGACGAAGAGCAACAAATTTCACCACAAAAAATAAATCAAGACATTAAAGAAGATAAATCTAAGAAAAAAAATAACGAAGAATTAGTATCATTATTTAGAGAAAATATAAATAAAATTGACAATAGCAAACTAGACAAAAATAAGTTGGAACTATTAGAAAAAAATTTAAATACAATAACAGATTATAAACATTTTAATAATGCTGTTGAATTATTGAACGCAAAAGAATTGAATGATTCTTTTGATACAAACTATAAATATTTATATCCACATTTAGATGATGAATTTTTAAATATTAAAATAGCACATAAACAAGAATTTGAAGAAAATAAATTAAAAGTAACAATAACCGATGATTTCGAAAAACAAAGTAATGAAATTTGTAATAAAGATTTTGAATTAGCACCGCATCAAAAATTTATTAAAAATTTCCTTTCAATGTATACTCCATATAATGGGTTATTATTATATCATGGCTTAGGAACTGGGAAAACTTGCTCGGCAATTGGTGTTGCTGAAGAAACAAGAAAATATTTAAAATTTATGGGATATAATGAGCGTATAATAATAGTGGCTTCGCCAAATGTTCAGGAAAATTTCTATTTACAATTATTTGATGAGCGAAAATTAGAAGAAAGAAATGGTATTTGGACTATTAATAATTGTGCGGGACAAAACATATTAGATGAAATTAATATGATACAAAAAAATTTGTCGCGCGATAAAGTAATAAAAATTGTCAAAAATGTTATAAACAATTATTATTTATTTATGGGATATACACAGTTTGCTAATTTAATAATAAAGAAATCAAATATTTCTAGTCAATCATTAAGCACACTAGATTCAAAGAAAAAGCAGTTATTAATAAAAAATAAATTACAAAAGTTTTTCAATAACAGATTAATTATTATTGACGAAATACATAATATACGTCAATCTAAAGATAATAGTAATAAATTAGTGTCAAATGAGTTAATTAAATTAGTAAAAAATGTAAATAATTTGAAATTATTGTTTATGTCAGCAACACCTATGTTTAATGATTATAAAGAAATAATTTTTTTGATTAATATATTGAATTTAAATGATAAACGATCAATAGTAGAATTAAAAGATGTATTTGCTAATGATGGAAGTTTTATTGTAAATAGTAAAGGTGAACAAGTAGGGTTAGACCTATTTAAAAGAAAAATAAATGGTTATATAAGTTATATAAAAGGTGATAACCCATTGAGTTTTCCTTTTAGAATTTTACCAAAGGATTTTTCTAAAAATAATAGTATTTTAAATAATAAATATCCAGAATTTAAAATAAATGCTACTCCATTAAAAGAATCACTAACGCTATTTGATATATATGTAAATAATACTAATATATCACCATACCAAGAATATGTATATAATATTATATTAAAAAATAATATATCAAAATTTGATGAAGAAAAACTAAATGCTATGGAATCTTTTGGATACACATTATTACAAAAACCGTTGGAATGTTTAAATATTGTTTTTCCTAATAGTAAATTAGAAAATTATTTTAATAGTAAAATGATTTACTACAATAATGATATTGTAGAAGTGGTGAAAAATATTAATATTGAAGAAATAAACACTATTGTTGACATAAAAACTATTGTTGGTAAATCAGCAATTAACAATATTATGAGTTATCAAGAATCACAAGCACCTAAATCTAGATATAATTATAATTTTAAGAGTGAGTTTCTTAAAAATATGCCTATTAATATGTTTGATTATGATAAAATTGGAAAATATAGTTTTAAGATTAAAGCACTAATTGATTCATTAATAGGCTCTACTGGTCCAATCATAATATATTCACAATTTATAGATTCAGGATTAATACCAATAGCACTTGCCTTAGAAGCCAAAGGATTTACGCGTTATGGAAATAATAAATCTCTCTTTGCTAATCCTCCAAGTGAAGAATTAGATGTAAATACTTATAAAACGAAATCAGAAGTATTACAATTAGGACAGCGTTTTCGAGGTGCGAAATATGTAATTATAAGTGGAAATAGTAATATTTCTCCAGATATTGTAAGTGATTTGAAAGCATGTACAGATTCTAATAATGTGGATGGTGAAAATGTTAAAGTTATTCTTTTATCGGCAGCAGGAAGTGAAGGGTTGGATTTCAAATATATTAGACAAATACATGTTTTAGAACCATGGTATAATATAAATAGAGTAGAGCAAATTATAGGGCGAGCAATTAGAACTTGTAGTCATAAAGATTTGCCATTAAATAAACGGAATGTTCAAATATTTATGCACGGCACATTATTAAGTAATGCTAATGAATCTGTTGACTTATTAATTTATAGAAAGGCCGAGGAAAAAGCTAAAATAATAGGAAATGTTACCCGTGTTTTAAAAGAACATAGCATAGATTGTTATCTAAATTATGAGCAACAAAAATTTGACGAAAAATATTTAAATAAAAAATTACCTATTATTCTCTCTAATTCAAACTCAATAGAATATGCTATTGGAGATAAATCAAATAGTCCATTATGTGATTATATGGATAATTGTGCGTATACGTGTAAACCATCTTTAGAAGAATATAGTCAAAAATATGGAGACAGGAAAATAGATTTATTTTCATATGATGAGTCATTTTTGAAAACAAATAATGAAGTTATAATTAAACTTTTGAGAGATTTATATAAAGAATACTACTTTCGTACTAAAGGAGAAATAATTAATTACATACAAACATTTAAAGACTATCCCTTGGTTCATATTGATAACGCATTAAATGAATTAGTTAATAATGAAAATATTTTTATTACTGATAAATATAATACGCAAGGAAAATTATTACATATTGACAATTTATTAAATGATTTAGACGATTTGTATATTTTTCAGCCAATAAACTTAAATGACGATTCTACGCTTTTTGAGAGGTCCAATAGTGTAATGAAAAAACCCAATGCTTTAAAATTTGCGGTTCCCGAGGACTTTAATATATTTAGCGATGAAGAAGCAAAAGAAGCAAAAGAAACAAAAGAAACAAAAGAAACAAAAGAAACAAAAGAAGTAAAAGAAGTAAAAGAAACACTTACCCCTAAAATAATACTAAGTCAAAATGATTTAGATGATAAATTATCGGATAAAAATATAGCCTATGTTAAAGCAATTATTGCTGAATTAAAAAGCAATTATAAATTTATAATAACAGAATATACACCGACAAAAAGCGAATATTTATTAAAAGATAACAAATATATTTATTATGGTAAAATGACGGATATATTAATAGCGGATAAAGTAATAACTAGTAACGAAGTGAATATTTTAGCAATAAATATATTATTAGATGATTTAGATTTTAACAAAAGTGTTTTATTGGTTATTTATTTGCTAAATAATGGTTATAATGAACTAACAAATTTTGAAAAAGATTTATTAACTTATTATAATTCTAAAATTTTAGAAGCAAATAATGGTAAATTAAAAGCACTGTTTATACCAAATAAAAGTGAATTTAGAGAATATACCTTATATATTTTAACTAATACAAATTTAGAGACTTCAAATATAACACTAAATAGTGCACAATCAGAGGATTACAATGATTATGATAATATTATTATATCAAAAAAAATACCTACTTCACAAATGGCAGTTCCATTAGGATTTTTATCAAGAAATAAAAAAATAACAAAAGAATTAGCAACAGATTTTAAGGTAAAAACGGGTTCAAATAAAGGGGCACGATGCGAACAAGCTGGAAAACTTAATAGTGAAAAAATTTTCGTTGCTCTAGGAGTAAAAGATGAAATGATTGAAAAATTAAAAGGAAAGAAACTGGAAAAAGGAGAGAAATTGAATCAAAAAAATTTCTGCGCGGCACAAGAACTATATTTTAGATTGTATGATTTACAAAAAATAGCAAATAAACGTTGGTTCTTAAATCTCTCTGAAGCACAAATTAATAACTTATTGTAATAATAACTTATTGTAATAATAACTTATTGTAATAATAACTTATTGTAATAATAAATTATTGTAATAATAAATTATAATTAAATTAAATTAAATTAAATAAAATATAATAAAATATAATTAAATTAAAATAAAATATAATAAAATATAATAAAATTATTTTATTATATAATTGAAATAATTTTAAAGATTAAATCAATAATATATATAATCTAATGTCTAAAATACAAAATAAAAAATCATCAATTAATAAAAAACCATTAGACAATTCGCATGTTTATATTCGTTCATTATTAACACAAAAAACAGTATTAAAGTATGACGAAGTTAACTCTGAATTATTCAACATATTAGAAGCAAAAATAAAAAAATTAAATGAAGGTAAATGTATTAAAGAAGGGTATGTTAAAAATAATAGTGTTAAATTATTAACATACTCAAGTGGTGAATTATTTGATAATAAAATATTATTTGAATGTGTATTTGAATGTTTAATAACCAATCCTGTTGAATCAACATTAATTTATTGCATTACAAAATCAATAACTAAAGTAGGAGTTCGCGCCGAATTAATAGTAGATGATGAAATTAGTCCATATATTATTTTTATAGCACGCGATCATCATTATAATAATGAATCTTTCTCACAAATAAAAGAAAATGATATTATACAAGTCCGCATATTAGGTCAACGTTATGAGTTAAATGATAAATTTATTAGCATAATTGCCGAATTAATAAGTATTAATAATTATAGCACATTAAAAAATGAGTTATTAACACAAGATAGTGAAGAAGATTTAGAAAAAACTGGTACTAAAACCGGTGGTAAAACTGTTGGTAAAAAATTTCAAATTAAAGTAAAAAAATCAACACACGAGGCTATTATTAATTATTAGTTATTAATTAGTAATACATTACTTGATTAGTTAATATAAAATTTATTTAAAGGTATTTTTTTATTAGTAATAATTACTAATATGGAATTAAATAATGAGGACCCTGATGAAGAAAATGGAACTAATATTGAAGACAATGAATCTAGCGAAGATAAAGCTATAATGTGTAAAAATAATATTATTGATTCTAATAATAATAATATAGATTCTAATGATTTGATTAAATTGTGTAAAATAATTGAATCTTTAGAAAATAGTCATCATATAGAAATTGCTAAAATATTAAAAACAAATAATGTTTATTTAAATGAAAATAGTAATGGTATTTTTGTTAATTTAAATAAAATATCGTTTTCAGTTTATAATGATATATGTAATTATATTGATTTTATTAAAAAACAAGAAAGCGATATAAATAAAGATGAAAAATTGAAAAGAAATTTACAAACAACTTATTTTAAAGATAATAAAGATATTACCACTACTAATATTAGTATATAAAATGCTATGTCTAAATAAAGAAGAGTTATTGAGAAATATAGATTTAAATGAACTTAAGCAATATATGTTATATAGTCTTAAAACAAATAATAATAGTAGTTCAAAAAATTTTACATTTGTTGAAAGCAATATTCTGTATGAAAGTAATAATTCTAATAACAATTCTAATAGCAATTCTACTTCCAATAAGTTTAATAATTTAAGAAAGCAAAACATAATAGTTACTCCAGGTGTTCCAAGAAGTCGAGTTCAAATAAATTATACAAAAAAATTAAGTAAATATAATGAACCATTTAAAATTAACAATCATAAAAATTTCGCAGATAAATTATTTTGGATGTTTTACAAAATTATCAATAATTTTAGTGATATTGATTTAGAACATATTAATTCGTTTAAAATTATGAAAGAGTTTAAAATTAATAGTGTTGAAAAATTAAAAAGTCAAAAAAATATTTTAAAAGATTTTAAAATACAAAAAGGTTTAGTCGAAGATGACCTTACCAATAATGAAAAAATAAGTTTTAAAACGTTCCATGCGTTGTGTGTATTATATTTAGTAAATGTTATTTTGATTCGCGACAATAACACGTACTGTATTTTATGTACAAATAATGATGAAAAAGTTATTAACTTAGAAAATTATAAGTTATTAAAAATATCAAACGTTAAAATGAGTTCAGAATTTAATAATTTTGATATAGAATTAGTTAATAATAGCATAACAGAAGAAGAACTTCAAACCATATTAACATCTTATTATGCTATTGAAAATATTGAAAAACCATTGAAAGCATTTAGTAATTATAAATTAGATGATTTAGTTAGTATAGCAGAAAAATTAAGCATCAATGTATATGATGAAGCTACTAAGAAAAAGAAAAAACAAGAATTATATGAAAATATAATACAAAAATTAATTTAATCATATTTTAATTATATTTAATCATATTTAATCATATTTTAATTATATTTAATTATATGTTGCTATGATTTTTTTATTACTAATAGATTTTTTATTAATAATAGTATTTTTAAGCAAAATTGAAATTTATTATTTATATTACAAATGTAATAAATAATAAATAATAATATATATTAATTATGAGTAAAAGTCAAATAATTAAAGAAACTAGCAAAGATACTCAAAAGGAGGAATTGAGTAATAAATTTATAAAATATATTGAAACCTATTTATCAAGTTATACACGATTTTCCGAAAATGTATCTCCTGAATTTGAGATACGCTTTGGAACAAAAAAAATAAAAAATATTAACAAAGTAGATTTTTACAATGTTATAAAGAGTTTGCTAAATTATGATTTTAAATTAATTAATGAAAATTATCATTTGAAAATAATGAACAACAGTAATTTATCTAATATTAGAACACAAATAAACGGAATACCAAATATTCAAAGTTATTGTAAACTAAATAATCTTGCCGGAATCTTAGATGAAAATAATATTAAATTTGTAGAAAAAGAATATTTTAAAAACAATGATTCTCAATTATTTCCATTAGATTTTGACGAATATAATTTTCGTGTATGCTATCAAACAGAGCAAAATTATTCAAGAAATCATAGTGCTGTCGAAGAACTACATAGTAAATGGAACTCTATAAAAAAAATATTTAGATATATTAAACGCTACGAATATAGACATCCGGATTTGCCATTTGTAGTTCATTGTAGTATTGTAAAAACTTCTAAATCACAATATGGTAAATTTATTGAGCAATTTAATATTAAAGATTCAGAGGTTTTTAATTCATTAGAAAATTTTGAAATTGAAATAGAATTAAACAATGAACTTATTATTGCTAATAAATCATTTTCAAGCGCAGAATTTTTATACACTAATTTGCGCAAAGTTATTAAATATATTTTAATAGGGTTACAAGAAACAAATTATCCCATAACATTAAATGAAATGGAGTTTGCTATGCAACAATATTTAAAATTAGCAAAAGGACAAGATTATAAACCTATGATGATGCCAAATATAAAAGATTTTATTGGTCCATCATCCACAACATTACAAATGGTAAATATTTTACCCGAAACAGAAATAAATGATACAAATAATTCTATTCCAAATATTAGAAACAATTATACTGTAACTGATAAGGCAGATGGAACTAGAAAATTGCTATATATATCACCACAAGGAAAATTATACTTTATTCCTACAATTATGAATATACAATTTACTGGATGTTATATTGAGAAAAAAGAATTATTTAATACAATTATAGATGGCGAACATATTTTACATAATAAAAAAGGCGAA